CCTAGGTCGCCGAGTAGGCCACCAATCGACTCAATTAGGGGCTGCATGGACTTCATCGCAGGCACAACGCCGGATAGCAGGCCCTTAGCGAACTCGCCGAACCCGGCAACCAGCGGCTGAATCATGGGACCGACGGTTTTGAAGATCTCGCCTAGCTGCGGGGCCAGCGAATCGAAGATGCCCGTCAGTTGCTTTGCAGCATCCTTGAGCGGGGCAACGATCGGCTTAGCGAGATCCTGCATGGTCGACGTCACGTGATCCTTTAGGCCCGTGAACGCATCCTGCACACCCTTGTTCTGCGCTGCAATCTTCACCCCGATACCGGCGAACGCCAGACCCACACCCGCGAGCGCGCCAGCAGCACCGACAGCGCCCGCCGACATGACACCAAGAGCCTTAGCCCCAGTGGTGCCCACCATCGCCATGGACTTACCGGCGTTCCGGGCGCCCGTGGCCACACCGTTCTGAATAGACGCGCCCATTCGTTGGGCTGTTTGCGCCGCTCGCCGAGCCCCAGCAGCTAGCGCCGAAGTGTCGATACCGAGCCGCACTGTCATTGTTGCCAGTGTGGCCATGGACACCCCCTCTCTTACTCCTTGTTGGCTACGCTGCCTCCCAGCGCAGCATTTGCCTGCATGACGTCTTCCCAGATTTCGCGCACGGACTTCTTACGCTTGAACCATGTAGGGATGAAATCGCCCGGCTTGAGCTTGTTTTTCGCACCCTGGGAATTCGCCACCGTTGCAGCGACAATGCCCGCGCTGATATCCCCGCGCAGACGCGTATCAAGGGGTCCCGTTAGCTTCTCGTACGCCATCCACTCAGTGAGTTCACGGGACGACGTACGAGCCAGCAAATCGCGCACGGGCATACCGAGGAACCCGGCCAGACGGAAGTAAAACTGCCGCTCCGGCCGGGCACTCAGTTTCCCGTCAGTTCCTCGACGTCTCCGGCCGAAAGACCGGATAGCCGAGTAGCAACATCAGCGACACGGGACAGCGCATCGGCCGACTTCTCGCCTAGGCGCCTCACCTCCACATCGCTGCGAAAGAGCCGCTTACCCGCTCCGTCGACCATGCAGAGCGCCGCTAGTCGAGCACGGTAGTTGTCAAGCGCCTTATCCTTGGACACGCCATCCATGCCGTCATTCAGCATGGACGACTCGAACTTGTCGCGGGATGCGCCGGACATTCCCTGCACCCGGACAACGCCACCCCACTCGGGAACCTCAACATCCTCGCCACGGAGGTCATCGGCGCCGAGAATCTGATCAGCGGAAAGGTAAGCCATGGTTAGACTCCTGCGGTAATGGTCGGCTTACCCGACATCTTGAGAGTTAGCGAAGCGGAGAGCTTGTCGTCCACCGGCGATTCCTGCGAGAACCCGGTGAGTAGGGCGGCGAACTGCCACGAGCCCAGGGTGCCGGGGAACACCATTCGGTAGTTGCGGGGCGCCGGGTCGTCAAAGTCCGAAATCAGCGGGTCGTGGAGCCGGGGGTCATAGTTGACGTCCACGGAAACCTCTCCGCCGTCCTTTAGACCACCAATGAACTCGCGCCAGCCGTTCGGAGAATCGTGCGCAGTGACGTCGTACGCCTCGCGCTCAATCTCCGGGCCCTTGACGCTGGTCACGTTCGCGAGAGTCGTGAAAGTCTCGGTAGGCGTGAGCCCGTCACCGCGCTTTAGGGCGATACCGAACGCATCTAGTCCAGCCATGCGGACACCTTCCTATCTTGGATCGCACCTACTGAAATGAGTAGGTGTCAGTTTGTCTTGGTGAGCCACACCCGGTACTGAGCATTGACATGCCGGATGCGCGGATCGGGATCCTTCACGAACTGGTGTTGTTCGTGCTTGATTGACACGTCTTTGAAACCGGCCACGGTCAGCGGCACACGGTCAAGGGCAGCGTCTACCGCAGCGAAGATGTCCGCAGCCTCAGCGTTGCCCGGATAGTCAGACCACACGTGAATGACGATCAGCGTGTCTAGTCCCTGGCCGTCGTGCGCATCGTCGGCAGTCTCCGTGATAGAGCCCAGCGACACATACGGCAGGCTCACACCCTCAGGCACTTCGTCATAGACGCCAGTCACCAGGGCGGACAGCGGGGCGGATCCCTTTAGCTTGCCGATCACCGCTGTCTGTAGGGGTCGTACAGCCGTAGCCATCAGGCACCCCCTAGGTGTCGGCGTAGCTCAGCGCGATACTTCGGCACAACAGCCCCACGGGCCGACTCAAACGCCGGTACTAGGTACGGCTCTTCACGAATGGAAGACGTGCCCTTTTCGATGTATTCGGCGTACTCAAGTTCATCGGGGTTGTACACGCCGACGTAGGCCACACCCTGAGTCTCGTACACGCGCTTATCGATCGCGTCATGTAGGTTGCCGGTTCGCTGGGGAACACGCCGCTTAGCGCCGTCCTGTACGTCCTCGGCCCAATCCCGCAGGATCTCAGCGCGCGACTCCTTCATATTGCCGGGCAGCGCGAGGATTCGGGCAATCGCGTGCCCCGTCCCCGTTACCCGTGCATTCACACCACCCCGCGCCATTAGGCCGCCTGTAGCACACCCACGGTGACCGAAGTAACCGCGCTGTACGTGATATCGGCGCGACCGGTCGACGGGTTGCGATAGACGCTGTCCAGCGGAATAAGGCCACTACCTGCGGCCGGGATAACTAGCGCAGTGTCGGCGATAGCCAGACCCTTGTAGTTGCCCGGCGTAACGACAGTGACAGTGATCGAGGCGCCGCCACCGTTGCGGACTTCTAGGAAAAGGCCGGTGCCAATCGGGGCCTGATCACCACCCGCAGACGCGGAAACATAGGAAGGGGCGAGACCGCTAACGGGAACGGGCTGAACGGCGATTAGTGCCATGTGAGTAGTCCTTAGTGCTCGATTTGGTGCGCGTAGCAATCAGCGCGGAGATAGGTTCCGGGCATTGACGGCTCGAACACAGCGAGCACGTCGAATGTACGGCCAGGCACACGTAGCTCATCACCACGCCGAATGTCAGCGGTAGTGTCCAGATAAACCACATGCGTAAGTCTCGATTCGGATTGATCAGCGGCAACGCGCTCGGTGGCCGTGGGTTGCGAGTAGCGGGCGCGAACCGTCGAGATCTTCGCCCACTGCTCGCTGAATCCGCCCATGCCGTCATCCACGCGCGTGAACCGCCAGACATCCGCCGACGCATTCAGCATGCGATTGATGCGGCTCACCGCAGCTTCACCATCCCGGCGCCATTGCCGAACCGTGCCGCTAGCTTGTTGGCCTGGTAGGTGGTCAGCGACATGACGCCAGACTCAGTGTCCGCGTAGGTAACCGAGTAGTCGCCGATACGCTCGCTCGACACCTGACGCGGGGCAGGATCGCCACCCCTGAACGCCAAGAGTGCCTGCGCTGCCATCCGGCACACCAGGTCGACGATGTCAGCGGGAACCGGGTCAAGGCCGTGCGTCATCGTCAGCGTCACCGCCGACGGCTCGCATAGCCCCGTCCAGCCCTGTGAGCGCCACAGAGCGCCGTTCGTGAGCCGGTAGTCCGTGACTGCCACCCCGTCGATTTCAACGTCTGAGACGGCCGTTACGGGCTGTCCTGGTAGGAACAAGCGGGTAGCGGCCCCACCTTCCAGCGTCACAGTGCTGATCACTTCGCTGATGGGGCAACCGGCGGCATCGCGGACGATGGACGATGCGACCTCAAGATAGGTGTTGACAACCGTCGTTTCTGACGAATCCACGGTCACACCGCGCGCCGTCAGATCAGCGACCGTTGCGAGGGGAGCAAGAGCCATCGTCCGTTACTCCCCTACTTCGAAGTTGGCTTGCGTGGTGCCCGCTTACGCGCAGGCTTGGGGGCCGGGGTTACGTCCGCCACCGGCTCGGGAATGTCGCGTGATTCAGGGACGACCTTGTAACCGCGAGTGCCGTCCCCGACAAGCGAATAGATCTGCTCATCGGGGACGACAATCACAAGGCCGTTAGGACCCTGTACCGCGATCACTAGGCG